CTTGAAAGTGTCTTTAGTACTTCTATAGGACCACAAGCAATCCCATGAGTAGATTTAATTCTGTCCCCTTTAGGTCTTAATTTAGACAAAGCAAATCCTGTCCCACCGCCAAATTTTTGGACCATTGCTGCATCGTGTGCTGCTTTCATTATCCCCTCCATACTATCCTCTAAAGGCAATACAAAGCAGGCGGAAAGAGTTCCTTGTTCTGTACCAGCATTCATTAAAGTCGGAGAGTTAGGGACAAACTCTAAATTAGACATTATGTTATAAAATTCTTTCTCAGTTAATTGAGCATCTACAGGAAGTTTACCATACTGTATATCAATACTAGCAACAGCCGAAGCTACCCTAGAAAAAAGTTGAGACGAATTTTCAATTACATCTCCATCAGTAT